TAAATTTTTGTAGGACGACGGGACTCTAAATCGTTTAAGAGTGGTGTCAATACTTCTGTATCTTGACACTTATTAACAACAGTTTGTGTCCAAGTATTTCTATAGTTCTCGTGGGTTTTCTTCTTACGAAGATACCCGTTCACAAGTTCACTAAAATCTCCATCATACTTACGCCATTTCTTGGGATCACCTTCTGAATCAAATTCAGAAACCGATCGGAACTGGACGTGAGATAAGTCAGTGGCACACGGATAAGACCGCTTACGATCAAGAGATGCCTCTCGATCAAAAAGTAATCGATCTCGTCTATTCCAGGTGGGTATAAATGTTAATTCATAAAATACACTGGACTCCACATAAAAGACTTTGGAGAAACGACGCCAAAAAGAGTTATCATCAATAATCACTTGGGAATCCTTATAAATAAGATTCAATGGAACTCCATAATGGAGGTTCGAAGTAGTGATGATGATTGGACTCGAGAACATTATTCCTTTGTCAGATAAATCTGCCATTGGAGGACGGTAAGGATTGCACGATACGAGAGTTTGAAATTCTTGTATATCATGTGCATCAGCTGACTGGCCAAGATCATCAAAAATGACAATAGGCTGTCCGCAATATCCGTCCCAATGTTCTGTATGGCACGTTCTTTGGTAAACTAATTGTTGCATCGTCAAATGTGGAAAGAAGACTGAAAAGATTGAAATCAATTCATTTAGTCTTGTACTCTTTCCTTGTCCCGGTTGTCCAAATAGGCCAACGACATAAGGTTCCATCCGGTCATGAGCGTCCTCTTGTAAAGAGTAATCTCGACACCGTTGATGAAAAACCAGATCGCCTTTCACTCCTCCTCGATCTCGAGGAAAACCGAAAGTGGCTTTATTGGATGGGTGAAACCCATCGTGAGGGTCATAGAATTTCTTGACCTTCTCACCAAAGAGACGTCCCTGTTCTTTAAAAAAATCTAGAACATCTTGGGATATCCCTCGATGGGGTGACGATAGTTGAGCTCGATGTTTTTCGAGTGTTGTCTGAATAAATTCAGCCGGTACTTCGAGACAAAGAGCTTTACTTTGCAACATACTGAACATAAGTCGAACATAATCAGTTTCAGAAAGACTCTTACGAATCTTCTGATGAACATCTTGGGGAAAGAGAGAAATATTTTCTCCTTCCGGAAGTTCTTCTTGATTAAATGCCCGACTAACTAAGAGACA